TGGTGCGCGCCGCACGCCCCAACCACCATCATCGGCGGGGGCGTGGACTCGGCCCTGAACTACTACCGCAGGCCCACCGCCGCGGGTGATTGCCACATGGTCGGGGAGGGCGTGGACGGCGCGACGGGGCAGGCGTTCGACTCGGACACCGCCGTGGCCACGTTCACGCCGGGGCCGGTGGCCAGCTGGACAGTGCCGGCGGCGGCATGGCTGCACACGGGCGGAACGCTCAACCTGGCGCAGCTGGTGAGCGGTGCGAAGGACGCCAATGGGAACGCCGTGAGTGCCCCTCAGATCGCCGCGAGCGCCACGGGACAGGGATTCACCCTCACGGGCCTGTCGCTCGCCGCCAGCGCGGAAGCGCAGGGCACGGTGACGCTCACGGCGGGGACGGCGACGGCGACGCTCACGGTGCATGCCGTAGCGAACCTGAACGCGCACGACTGGCGCCTCTCCTGGGCATGCTTTGATCGCCCGGGCCCGCCGCTGTTTGAGCTGGACAGCGCCACGTACGTCTTGACCGCAGACAGCGTAGAGTACGTCGGCGCGACGGAGGAGGGCGTGCGGATCCTGCTCCATGGCGCCCCCGTCTACACGGATTATCTCACAGGTGGCCGTGAGCCGCGTGTCAACACGCAGCGCATCACGGAGCCCGCCCGCCAATTTCCCGGGGGAACGGTGCGGATGGGCGGTGGCGCCACGGGCGAGCGGACGACGGATGCCGTGCTGCAGCCCAGCGGCGACTACCTGGGCGGGAACTTCTGCGCTCCTGGGCCGCCAGCGTTCGCCGGGTTCCGCGCGCTCACGCTGGCACGGGTGGGCACATGACCCGCGAGCCGCTGGTGCGCCCTCGTACGTGGCGGTTCGACGCGGACTTTGAAGTTCCTGCAGATCAGGCGGCAACGCTCTATGCGGCTTGCGAGGATGCGCGCTGGGTTCTCGTGGACATCGACGGCGTTGCGCTGGCGGACAGGCCCAAGGCGAGTTTCCCGGCGCATGTTGTCGGCGTGCAGTGGCAGGGGGTGCGCCTGCTCGTTGGCGTGTCCGTCACGATGGAGGTGGCGCGGGCTGAGGAGTGCGGGGCCGTCCGGCTTGCGGAGGCCTTGCGTCAGGGCTTCGCCACGGCACAAGTCCGCACTTTCGATGCGCCATGAGCGGTAGCCGCAGCGCGGTCCAGGAGCGCCACCATGAGGCGTACGCCGTCGAGCTCGCCGCCGGGGGGGGCTGGCTGATCCTCAGCACCCATCGCACTCGGTTCTACCCGGAAGACTGGGGCCAGCGGCTGGTGCTCGGCGAGGGTGAGACAGAGGCAGAGGCGTGGGACGCGGCCGCGGCGGGGCTCGATTGAGAGGTTGTTGCAAAACTGCTGGCCGCTGGCGGTTGGGTGTTGCGAAACTGAAGTGTGAACCTGTAACGTACGACGGGCGCGGTTCCGCGAGCACTCCCTCGCCTGCTACCCTGATCAGGTGGGCTTTCTCAAAGCAGGCACCGCGCGTCCCGTCCGGGGGCGCGGCTCAATCCGAGCCGCGCCCCCGGTGCGTTTCCGGGAGGTGCCGCGGCGGGTCGCCTCGCGCCTCGCGCAACCGCCCCTCCGTGATCGCGCCGGTCAGCACCGGCGCTTCACAGCACGCGTCGCAACGCACCATATCCGAGCCGAAGCCGCACGCGGCCCGCTCGTCAGCCGTCAGCCGCTGGCCGGCCGGCACTTCATCCGGCGCCAAGTCACGCATCATGAAGGCGGCCACGCGCCGACCGCACCTACACGCGAAGTGCGGGAGGGACCCGGGCAGTGCATCGGGGACGAAGAGGCGGCGGCCCAGCGGGTGAGCGCCAGCCATCACGGCCCCCGCTCCGCCGTGGCGCTCCAGCAGGTCAACAAGCGATCGCGGCATGAACTCTCAGCTCCGGGCCATGACGTAGATGGGGATCGAATCGTCAGCGCCGCCGGGGGTGGCACTGGCGTACAGTGCGCCTGGATCGTACGACCACGTCAGCGTAGTCACGCCCACCGCCACCGCGGTCGCCCCGCCGGTCTTGCTCTTCAGCTGAACGGCGAAGGTGTCGTTTCCTCCCGCTACCGCTGCCGCCGGCGCCTCGATGGTGACGGGGTAGACGGTGGGGAGCCCGCCACCACCGGGCACGTAGTACCCCACCGTTCCCGTTCCCACCTCCGTGGGGGGGCCGCCGTCAATGCTGAGCAGCAGTGCAACGACGACGGTTCCGCCTGCCGCGCCAGCCCCGCCGTTGCTGATGCTCACGGAGACGGCAGCACGGAACTTACCGTCTGCGCTGGGAACGTCACCCGCGGCGGGCTGGGCGTTGCCCGTAGTCGCCCCGATCGCGGACACGCTGGTCGGCGCGGCGAAGGCAGCGGACTTCGCTACCGGCGCTTGCTTGGCCATGATGTAGAACCGCGGCGCGTACGCAGCGCCGGACCGCGTGCCCAGGTCCACGAAGCGGAACAGGCAGTTTGTCGGCTTCGCGCTGCTGGCCGTGCCCGCGTCCACCTGGGCCAGCGTGCCCCACTTCGCGCGCTCCTCCATGACCGCGCCGGTGCCCTCGGTGAAGATCGGCGGCGTGTCCTGGTACGCAGGCGAGAACGTGAAGGTCACGCCGTTGTACGCCTGGAACGGCCCCGCCATCCCCTTGGGAATCGCCTTCTGCGTGGCGCCGTCGCTCGCGCCCACGTCGTTGTTCAGCGCTCCGGTGGCGACCTCCGTGGGCGGCAGGCGCACGGCCGTGTCGGCGGTGTCCACCAGCCGCGCGCCCGTGGCGGCCTGCGCTCCGGACACGGCGACGCCCCGCACCGCGTCCGTCAAGTTGACCGCTCCCGGCAGGTCCCCGGCGGACACCTCCGTGGGCGGGAGCCGGACGGCGGTGTCCGCCGGGTCCACCAGCCGCGCTCCCGTCGCCGCTTGCGCGCCGCTCACGCCCACGCCGCGCGCCTGGTCCCGGATCAGGAGGACGTGCCGCCCCGCGCGGTCGAGGGTGCCGGCGGCGTTGAACGCCGTCAGGTCCGTGTCCGCGGCCTTGCCCAGCAGCGCATCGGTGTCGATCCCCGTCAGGGTGCGCGTGGTGCCGGCCAGCGGCGTGACGGGGTTGATGCGCCCGGTGGGCGGGTCCACGGCGGGCAGCTGCGCGGAGACGTAGATGGGCTCGTTCGTCACCCGGCCGTCCCCATCCACCGCGCTCGCCTGAAAAGCGTTCTGTCGGGTGGGCAGGCGAGCGAGCGACACCGTCGTGTCCACCACGCCGTCCGCGTCCGTCGTGTAGGCGGTGGGCGGGAGCGACGCATCGTAGGACGCAACACGCCACAGCATCGGGAGCGACGCGCCGGCGGCGACGGCCGCCTGAATGCGCCACACCTCCGCGGTATCGGACTGCGAATCGAGGGTAACGACGAGGGTGGGAGCCGGGATGCTGGGGTCCGGCGCGTTGGCGCGGGCGGCATTGTCCAGCAGCGACGTCCCGGGCGTGCCGCTCACGGCCGAGCCCGTCCAGCCCGGGTAGGGCTTCACCTCCACGGAGACGCGCTGCCCCCGCTCCACCACGAGGCCGGGAATGGTCGGCGTGGTGCTGGCGGTATCGAATTCGTACGCGTGCGCCGGAGGGGATGCGGGGCCGTTGTCCGGCCCCACCCCCCAGTAGATGCGCACGGCCGCCACGCCGGAATCCACGGGCGTCCAGGGCACATCGACGGTGCCGGTGGCGTCGTCCACCAGCGCGCGGACCGTCAGCAGGCGCGGCGACGCTACGATGTCGATGTAGCCGGCGCCCGTGGGGTAGACGTAGGCGGATGGATACTTCGGCGCGCCGCCCGCACGCGCGAGCGGATTGGACCTGGCGCGCAGCCAGACGCGGCGACCGATCGGCAAGTCCTGGATGGCCAGCGTGCCCGTCGCGGGGGCCACGCGCCCGCGCTGCCACTCGGCCGCGGTCGCCGCCGGCCGCACCGCGACGGAGGTGGCGGTCACGGCGATGTCCACCTCCGCGGGCTCGCCTGCAGCGTTCAGGGTGACGGGCACGGAGACGGTGCCGTTCGCGCCGTCCGTCGTGCTGGTGAGCGCGCCCAGCGTGGGAGCGATCGCGATGGCGTTAGGGATGGCGATGAACTTCAACTCCAGCCGGATCCCGTCGTCAAGCCGCGAAAGGCAGCGCGCGAGGGTGAGCCCGCCGCGCCTGTTGGTGTCCGGGTTCGGGAGCTCAGGGATGTTCAGGAAGCGGACGTCCCCGGCGTTGCAGCCGGACGTGTTCGCGGTGCGCGCGCACGTGACCGTCGTGATGCGCGGGCCGTAGGCGTACGCCCCGCGCATCTCCGCATCCATCCGGTCCAGGTAGCGCCGCACGTCCTCCACCGTGGATGCACCGGAGCCCCCCACGCCGAACGTTACGAAGGCGCGCAGCCCCCGCGCGTCAACCGTGAGCGCCTTCCGCTCCTGGTTGATGACCTCCTCCGCCAGGTCGATCGGCGTGTAGTCCACGGGTTCCGAGCGGACCATCCCCGGCGGGATGTCGGGGAACTCCGCGCGCGTCCGGGCCACCTCAGCGGCCGTGAGAAGCGTGTCGATGTAGTAGACGAACTCGGCGCGCGTGACCTGGTCCGCGCTGGGGATGGCCCACTGCGGCGGTGTGCTGCGGTCGTAGTCCCCGGGCCCGATCGTGGGCGCCACAGGCAGGGCGGACGGCAGGCGCAGGTCCACGAGCTCCAGCTCGCCGCCGCCGTTCACGCGCCAGCCGAGCCCGGACCACATGCACACGTCGGAGATGAAGTCACGCGCCCTCTCCGGCTCGGTGATCGGGAGGCGGATGGGAGTGAAGCTCTGATCCGCCAGTAGCGCCGCGAAGTTCGCAGCGTTCACCGGCATGACGTAGTGCGGGAACACGGAGCCGTCGGACTTCAGCCGGGCGAACTTCGCGGCGGCCGCGTCGGCGATCAGCTGGACCGGGTGCACCGCGTCGATCAGGAGAGGCGCCGCCTGGCCCCGCTTCGCGCCGGGGATGACGTAGACCTCCACGGCGGTGTCCGCGGGTGGGCGCGCCATGTACCCCACCTCCGACGGCATCAGCTCCTGTATCCCGAAGCCGCGCACGCGGAAGTGGGAGAACACGGCTTGCGGGTTGGCCGGCGCGTCAAACCACCAATCGAAGTACCTGCGCTCCCCGGTGCTGCGCCGCGTGGAGCCCCGGATCTTCGCCAGCCGGAACCACCCCGCCGCTCCTGTGTCCAGCCGCTTCACGTACGCCCGCGCCGAAGGATGCGCGGATGCACGCAGGCCCGCGTCGTCCGCAGGCCTGTACGGCTCCCCGTCGAGGGCCTGTATCGTTGCTGTCGCCCAATCCTGCCCCTCCAGGCCATCGAGGAACACGGCGCCCTCGTACGACTCCGCGTAGCCGAGCGTCTTCACCTTGCCGGTCAGCGGCGCCGTTGGCGTGACCGGCCCGTACGCGCCCACGTAGCCTGTCGGCAGGACGTTGGCGGGGCGGGCGTACGCGATGGAGCTGTGCGGCGCGCCAGTGAAAAGCTCATGGTTCAGCCCAGCCGCCGCGTCGCGGACCGTCAGGTCCATGGTGAGGCGGCCGTTCAGCGCGGGCTGCTGGACGCGCCCCGTCCAGTAGGGGACCCACGTCGCAGCGCCTGGGGCGGCGGGGTCAAAGTCCAGCGACTCCCACACCCGGACCATGCAGCCATTGATGCGGTTCTGGCCATAGGCGTCGCCCATGTACGCCGTGACGAAGCGCTCCGCGTCCGAGCCGGACACCAGGTCGCCGTCCGCCAGGGAGAACGTCATCTCGCCGGCGTCCGTCATCCGTGAGAGGAGCTTGATCTCGCCCGTCCTGCCGCGAGGCGCGTACAGGTAGGGCTTGAAGCCGGCCGGCCCGGCAACGCTGGCCACCTGGAACGGGTCCGAGTGCGGCGCCCCCGCGATCGGCACGAGGGGCGTGGACTCGGTGGGGTCCTCCGCGCGAGGCGCGTAGACGATCAGCTTGTAAGCCGCGATCATGGTCATGGTCCAGGCTCTCCCCCGCTCAGTAGCCGTCGTAGCTGGCCCCGCTGGCGCTGATGAGCTCCAGCGTCAGGCGGCGGGTGCCGTCGTCCTCCAGCCCCGGCGCATCGCGCAGCGGCGCGTCCAGGTAGCTCAGCACGGATAGGTCGCTATCTACGTATCCCTCGAACGCCGATCCGCCGTACTGCACGGCGATGTCCTTCATCTCCACCGTGGAGCCTGTGGCCGACGCGTCGACGGCCGACCGCAGGCACGGCGAAAGCCTTATTGCGACGGTGCCGGCCGGGGCCGCGGTGGCGTCGGAGACGGTGAACCGGATGTAGTTGGTGTCGTTCGAGGGGTCGGTTGCGAGCGTGATGTAGGCGAACCCCAGCGACGCCGCGGCCGCGTCCAGGAACTCGCGGCGCATGGTGAACAGCAGGCTCCCGGCGGTCGCCCCTGGCGCGCGGTTGAACCGAGCATCAATGCTGTAGAACCGGGTCGGCATGCCAGCCCACGCCGGCGGGCGGTAGAGGGATTCCACCCCTGCGACCTGGCCCGCCCCGGTGAACGTGGCGGTGACCACCTGGTTCCGGCCGGCCGGCTTCGCGTACGACGTGCTCGCGATGGAGCGAAAGATCGCGTGCCCGTCCACCAGGCCGTCCCCGTTGGAATCAACCGACATTGGGGCGAACCTGTAGAAGTTCCTCGCGTCGCGGTGATGCGTGAAGGTGTTCTGCCGGCGCGCCCAGGCGAGGAACGCCCGCCACCCCTTCACGCCGTCCCACCCCGTCGCGAGCGGATCGACGGTGTCCGCCGGCGGGATGTAACGGACGTCCTCGCGCAGCCGCTGCTGCTCGCTCGCTCCGCCGCCCCACGCCGTGCGGTAGCCAGACGCCAGCTCCAGCACGTCGAAGTCCGACGCCGGGACTCCGTACGTCACGGCGCGGGACGGGTACGCGATGTAGATCGTGTCCGCGAGCCCCGTTCCCCACCGGATCTGCTGGACCGTAAGCGAGGCCATCCACCCCCCCTGTTCTACTCGAAGGTCACGTCAATGCGGTCACGCTCCCCCAGCCCGTCGATGGCTGCGGCAAGCCCGTCCTGCACGCGCGGGTCGGACAGGTCCAGGAAGCCGCGGCCGCGGATGCGCAGTTCCGAGCGTCCGCGGTTGGCCTGGCCGGATACGCTGTCGGCCGTGCTCGAAGCGGAGCCGCCCCCGCCGCCCCCGCCGAAGCTGCCGCTGGCGGCTGCGCCAATGCCCTTCATCGCCGTACCGGCAAGGAACCACTTGGCCGCGGAGGCGAAGTTTTTGGGCGACCCGCCCAGCCCCAGCCCGGCGGCCACCTCAGACGCAGACTTCGCGAAGAAGAACTGCGCGTAGGTGTCCGCCAGGTCGGCGACCGCGGCCTTGCCCAGGTCCGCGAAAGAGCGCCAAGAGAGATTGCCCTCCAGCAGCGCGCCCACCGCCAGCCCGGCGGCCTCGCCAAGCCGGTTGAACGACCGGACGAGGCTCCCGCCTACCGCCTTGTCCAGCGACTGCACGGCGCCAAGCGCCTCGCGCATCCCGTCGGCGATGCCGGACGACGTCAGGCCGGCGTCACGCAGCCAGCCCGGGCCGGTGTTCCGCTCCCCGGAGGTGAGGCCACCGCTGTCCGGATCCAGCTCAGCCAACTCCCGGCGGAGGCGCAGCTCCTCAGCCGTGCCAAGATTGGCCTGGATCTGCGCTTCCAGTTGCTGCCGGAGAAGCACGAGCCGGCCGCGCTCGTCGGGCGTGAGCCGGCGCAGCTCACGAGCGGCAATGAGAAAGGACTTCTCCCGCTCCTGCTCGCCCACGGCCAGCGCCGTCAGCCGACGCTGCATCTCCATCAGCCGGCCCTGCTCGCGCTCGTCGCCCACGGCCTCGCCCTGAAGGACATTGAGGTCCGCCGTCAGGTCCACGATCCGCGCCATCTCCGCTGCGTTCAGCGCTCGCCGGCCCGCGGCTTCCTCCAGGGAGGTGATCTCCGCCTCATCACTTACGCGCGCTGCGTCCTGCAGGCGGGCGATCCGCCCCATCACTTCCTGTCGGTGCTCCTCCGACTGCACCCCCTGAGAAAGCGCCTGGTTCAGCTGCTCCACGCGCTGGCGGGCCGCATCTACCATGGCGGGCGTCGCCTGCTGCAGCTCGTTCGCCCGCTCCAGGAGCGCGATCTGTCGCTCCACGTCGGCAGCCAGCTTCTCCGGAATCTCCTGCCCCAGCGCGTCCAGCTTCGGCTTGGTGACGGCGGCCTCGCTGCCCGACTTCTCGCGGCCGCGGTCCTTTGAGGGCGTCTCCGGGGGCGTGATGCCGCCGATGGGGCCGATCTCACTCTCCCGCTTCTCCAGCTCGTTGATGGCATCCTGCACCGCGGTCGCCCTGGCCTCCAGCGCCGAGATAGCCGTGTTCACACGCTGGCCCGCAGGGGTGATGACCGGCACCCCTGCGTCCGCGCGGGCGTTCTCCATCGCTTGCGCTGGGGTTGCGCCGGCGGACGTGATGTGGGTTTTGCGGGCGCGGCGGCTGTATTCCCCCTCGCTCTGCAGCCGCGCCCGCTCCGCCTCCTGCTCGCTGCGCTCGCGAGCGATGCGCGACTGCTCCGCGACGAGCTCCGCGCGCGACATCGCAAGGAGGGAGTTTCGGTAGCGGTCGGCCGCGGCGGCGGCGTTCAGCGCGTCTATCCTGTTCTTGACGAAGATGGCGGACAGCGCCGTGAGCCCGATCAGCAGCGGCCCGCCGAGCAACACCACGCGGGCGAGGCTCACGCCCAGCGTCGTCGCCAGCGTGCGAGCGGCGCCCACCAAGCCCATGACGCCGGACGTGATCTGCAACACGACCATCATGCCCACGATCCAGGCGATCCACTGCTGGATTGCAACGCGGTTCTCGCTGATCCAGCGGGTGAGCAGCCGCAGGATCTGCGTGAGGCGCAGCAGGGTGGGCGCGAGGACTCCGCTGATCTCCTCCTGCAGCTCCCCCAGGTCACGCTGCGCGGCGCGCGCCTGGCCGGCGGCCGTGTCGAGCCCTCCGCGGGCCGCGCCATCGAACTTCCGGTGCAGCTCCTCAACCGCCTTGCTGGCATCACGGGTGTAGATGCCCAGGGACTTCAGGGCCTTGGTGTTCCCGTTGTACGCCTTGCCGACGATCTCGCCGGCCTCGGCCATGCTGATTCCGCGCTTGGTGGCGATGTCCGCTACAAGCCCGACCTCCTGAATGGCAAACTTGTAATTGTTCGTCTGCTCGATGACGGCGGCGATGCCCGCTTTCGCCTCGTCGTCATCAAAGAAACTCGTCTCCATCGCGCGGGCTGCGGCCGCTTCGACTTGGCCAGCAACCTTCTCGTACTCCAGGCCGATCGCCCCAACCGAGTGCTGGAGCTTCTGGTTCCCCTCCTGCACCTCGGCGGATGCCCACAGCGCACCGCGAACGAAGCCGCTCACGGCGCTCAAGGCGCCGTCGAACAGCCGATGCCCCGCGCGCTCCTGAAAGCCGCGCAGGGCGTTGTTGGATGCAGCCCGGATGTTGGAGAAGACGTTCTTGGCGACCGTCTTCAGGCGCTGCAGGCCGGCCGCCGCGGTGGCGGTCGCCCGGCCCGACAGGTCTTTGCCCTGGATCAGCAGTTCAACGACGCGTCTGACGGCGCCCATCGGCGGTTCCTCCGTTCCCCTGGGAAAGAGCGTAAGGGTCAGTCCGGGCGCTTCCCGCGGATGACGGGGTGAGCAAGCGCAGTGAGCTTCGCCACTTGCGAGCGCAGTGCGGGGCTTTTCTCAAACCCGACCTTCGCGAGCGTGTATCCCAGGGCGGTGCTGATCGTGCGCTCCAGCCGGTCGTGTGCGATGGCGCTGTCCAAGTACCGCTCCGCCCGGACGAACACGCGGTAGGGGATCACTCCGTCCCGGGTGTACTTCGCCCACACCGGGTTCTGGTAGGCTCCCCATCCCCACCGATCCACGAAGCGGAAAATGCGATGCTCCAGCGTGCGCCAGCCCTCGCCCTCCTCCTGCTTCGGCTCGCCGGGTTCCGGCTTTCCTTGAAGGGCCCTGCGGCCGCGTGCGGTGTTTACGAGCTCGGGGTCTGCACCGTCGGCTCGCTCTGCCCCAGCCACACCGGGATCGCTGAGGTCTGACATGCCAAAAAACGCTTTACCGCCAGGATCTGGAGGGGGAGCGACATCTCCGACACCAGCGTTGCCGGCGCCTTCTTCCAGATCCTCCGCCACCAGGGCCGCGGGTCGGGGAAGACCGCGCGCGTGTACTCGTAGATGAGCGTCCGAACCTGCTCCTCATCCAGCGACTGTTCGTCCAGCTTGAAGAACAGCGGCTCGAACGGGCGGAACTCCTCCAGCGAAAGGATGACGCCCGTAAAGAACTGCCCTCCGCGCTGGAACGTGGGCCGCTCCAGCGCGTCGAGCGCACGCGTAATCTCGTTGTCGTCCGCGTTGAAGCACGCCGCCGGCCGCGGCTCACGTGTACGCGATCTCATAGTCATCGTCCGCGTGGGGCGCCGACTTGGCGCATTTGAGCGTGAGGTTCCAGAGGGCAGTGTTCCCGTCCTTGTCCTCCTTCACTTCGATGATCTGCGCCTGCGGGTGCCGCGGGGCGACACGGCTGTAGAGCGTGCTGCCGAACGTGCCGGTCACGTTGAGCGAGGTGGCGTTGTCCCGGGCCGTGTACGGGTCGAACGTGGCGAGCGGGACCGCCTCCACCGTCAGCTCCAGGAGCGACGTCCGCTTGCCCCCCTGGCTGAACCCGCGGTGGGCACCGCTGCTGCCGCCGGCGTCCGTGCGCGGCGACTGCGTCCGTCCGGCCTTGAAGCTGGCCTTGCGGATGACCGCCGACGTCCACGAGCCGATGGCCCACGCGCTGTTCTCCGCCTTGGGCGGGTCCGCCCCGGTCCAGGGGATGACGCCCAGGGTGCCGTCCACCGGGAGCGAGACGAGCCCCACCGTCGGGAACTCCAGCACCAGGATCCCGCCCGCCTCGAACGAGTAGCCGAAGTCGGCGTATGCGCCGGTGAAGGTGTACTTCTGCGCCCGCGCGTAGAGCTCTCCGTAGCAGGACGTGTAGTTGGCGCCCAGGGCGTTCGTCGCCGGCTTGTAGGTGTACTTCTGCGCGCCCGCCGTGGTGTCCAGCGTGGCCGTGTGGCCCGACATCAGGAACAGGTTGTGGGCGTCGGGCGGCTTCACGCTCGCGCTGTACGCGGCGCCCGCGCCGCGCGCCTCCACCTTGAAGGGGATGGACACCTGGCGGCCGGACGGGCGGACGCCGCGGGTGGGCCCGCCGAGCCCGGTGTTCGTGTCCCGGGCGCCGTCGTTGATGTACGTGATCTCCGCCTCCGCCTCGTCCTGCAGGAGCACGCCATGCGTCCCTACGGTGAGCGCGGCGCCGGCGGTGCCGTACGTGCTCTCTACGTTCAGCAGAAGCCCGATGACGTCGATCAGCTTCGGAGCGCTCATCCCTCACCTTCCGGGTCGGTAGTGGAGCCGCCTTCCTGCGCGGCGGGTTCGATGTACGCGAGCGCGGCCAGGTTGGCCCGGCGGGCCTCGATGCACCGCACGTAGTCCTCCTTCACCAGCTGCGCGCCGGGCTCCGCGGGGAGCACCAGCAGGGCGCGCAGGGCGTCGTCCACCTCCACGCCCTGTGGGGCTTCGGCCGCGAGGCCCAGGCGCACGGCCTCCTCCTCCAGCTCCGCGCGGCTCATCCTGGCCAGGCTCTCCCGCGGGGCGCCGTCCAGCAGCTGGGCGGCAAGCCATGCCTCCGCCGCCGCGCCCCCGGCGGAGGTGACGGCGCGCGGCACCTGGTACTCGCGGCCGCCGATCTGGATGGTTTCGGAGGACAGGTGCTCGTTGCTCATCGGGCTTACCTCTTTATGCCGGGGTTCGCGTACAGGGTGCGGTGCACCAGCCGGAGCACCGTGACGCAAAGGTGAACGGGCCCGCGCGTGCGCGGCTCCTGGTTCGGCGCGGGCCACACGGTGTAGGACTCCGTCGGAAACTCCTTCAGCGCGGCCTGCAGGGCGGGGTTGTGGTGCGTCGCGACGATGACCCAGCCGCGGAGCGGGTCCAGCGCGCGGTGCGGGGAATCCCCCCCCTCCCGCACGGCCAGGTCAAAGCCGACCTGGAGCACGCGATCCATGACGCCACCACTGGCCGCCATGTGCTGCGCGTCCTCACGCCAGGGGTACACGCCGATGACAGGGCACAGCGACTCGTCTGCGCCGTCTACCGATTGATCCTGGACCGTGAGCCCCACGGGCCGCGCGACGGTCACGGTCCCGCCGACGCCGTCGGGGACGTCGTACGACGCCGCCTGCAGCGCGGCCACGACGAGGTCCACGAGCGGCGAGGTTCGGGTGCCGGGCACCATCAGATCGCCCTCACCACCAGGCGCGCGAGGCGCGCGTCGCGCTCCGCGTCGTCGTCGTGGCCGATGAACTTCACCGGGATCCCGCCGGCCGTGCCGGTGTCGTTCACCTTCAGGCTGGCGAAGCGGGCGCCGTCCACGGTCAGCACGTGCGACGACGTGTGGATGCGGCCGTGGCCGTCATTCGCCTCCAGGCGCGCCGTGCGCATGATGCAGTAGCCCTCGGCGGTGCCGAAGACAGCCTGCTTTCCACCGCCGGCCTCGCGCAGCAGCAGGTCGAGATTGTCGGCGGGGATGGTCATCAGCGAGTCCGCTGCGGCTCGCGGCTCCCGGTGCGCGACGGCGCGGGCGCGGCGGACTCGTCCTCCTCGGCGGCGGCGGCGGCCTCGGCCGCGGCCTTGCGGCCCGCCTTGGCGTCGGCGGCGCTGACCTGCTTCGCCTTCTGCAGGCGGATGAGCAGCTGCGCGTCATCGGCAGCCATCTCGCCCGGGACGATGAAGAAGGCCCCCGCATCCACCGGCCCCTCGGGGCCAACGGTGCCGCGGGTGAGCTCGATTGCCTCGATGCCGGCCATGGGACTCTCCTGTTCGTTTTTGCGTTGGGTGGCGACGGCGTTGGCGAACGCCGCCGCGCTGGGGTAGTCCTCTGCCGTCGCCCCGGGCGGCGCCTGCCACCACCCGGGGCGCGGCGGGAACGTCATCAGACGTTGCGGGCGTCCTGGATGGCGGCGAACGCCGCGATCTGGCGGAGGAAGATGTCCACGAACTCGATGGACATCACCTTGACGACGGACGGCCCCAGCGAGGTCTGGTCGAGAATGACCTCCAGGGCGCCCCACTCGCCGATCAGGAGCTCGCTCCAGACCGCCTGGATGATGGCGTGGCAGTCCGTGGACGTGCCCTTGGTCAGGTTGCCGGGCACCTGGTTGGAGGCCATGGCGGGGTAGCCGGCGCACTCGCCGTCCACGCCGCCCGTCCAGATGGCGCGCCCGTTGGTGCCGCTGAACTCCTGCGTCTTGCGCAGCTTGGCGCGCATCCGGGCGTTGGTCAGGATTCCCATGGCGCCGATGTCGGCGTTGTCCGTGGTGATCTCCGCCTCCAGGTCCACGAGGTGCTCGTAGGTGGGGGCGCCGCCGTTGGTGCCGATGGAGACGTTGCCGATCCCCACCGTGTTGCGGATGCCGCGCGGCTCGTTGCCCGTGCCGCTGCCGTTGATGGCGGCACGGTCGATCTCCAGCGCGTGGCCCAGGGCGAGGTCCGTGCGCACCATGTTCTCCACGCTGAACACGGACTGCAGCAGCAGCTGGCGCGTGTACGCGCGGGCGCCCTGGAGCGGCTTGGGGCCCATCTTCCGGAGGCCGGTGTTCACGTCCGCGACGGCGATGTTGGTCGCCTCCGCCGTCCACCCGACGGTGCCGGCGGTGAGGGTGACGAAGCCGACGTCCCCCTGCAGGCCGGGCAGCATCTGCGCGCCCAGCTTCAGCACCGCGGAGCGGTTGCGGAGCACGTCGATCAGCCCGCCGTACTCGGTGAACACGGACTCCGCGCCCAGCGTGGCCCCGCCGACGGACATCGTCCGCGTCTGGCCGGGGGCGTCCGGCATGCCGAGCGCGCGGCGCGCGCCAGGCGTGTCCTTCAGCGCGTCGGGGTGCGCGGCGCGCAGCGACATCGGGACGAAGAACCCCTGCGTGTCGCGGCCCAGTTGCTTGCTGCACTCCTCCGACACCTCGAACTCGAACCCGTCGCGCTTGCCGGCCAGCATCCGCTGCATGCCGCGCACGATGCTGTACTGCCGCTGCTCGCGCTCCGACAGCTGGACGTCCGCCACCCCCGTGGGCGAGCCGGCACCGGTCGTGTCGATGGGCGTGTTGCCGGCGCGCGCGCGGGCAAGGAGCTCGCCCTGCGCCTGCTCCACGGTCTTGCCCCCCTCCAGCCAGCCGGCCAGCTCGGCGTGCGCGCCGTGGTCGCGCGCCAGGCGGATCAGCCCGGCGGTGCGCTCGGCGTGGGGGTCCACGTTGGCCGTTGCCCCGGGGGCCGGGGCCGTAGCGGTTCCGCTCACGGTGTTCTCCTCGGCCGCGTGTCGGGCCGTGCTGGTGTTGTTGCGGGCCGCGCCCTCGCGCTGCTCCGCGCTGCGCCCCACGCCTACCGAGTAGTCCGCGGGGATGGCGACGGTGGACACCTCCAGGGGCATCCACCGCTTGTAGGTGCGGGTGGGGTACAGGTCCCCGTCCGCCTTCGTGACGACGTAGTTGGTGTCGTCCACGTCGTACCCAAAGCTGATCTTCTTCCGGATCCTGCGGACGATGTCGCTGCGGATTTCCTTCCCGCGCACGCTTTCGCTGCTCCGCATCTCGCCGCGGGTCTTCCGGTCGCCGTCCAGGCGCACCCCCTCCACGATCCCCACCTGATCCCGCGTGTTGTGCTCCACGCAGAAGGGCAGGCCGTCCGCCGCATACGACAGGTCGATGCAGCCGGGGGAGTGATCCAGCACCTCGTAGTAGTAGCCGTCGCGCCAGTCGTAGCGGAGGACGGGCGCCTCGGAACTGATCGCCAGCGGGATCGCCGCTTCCGGGTCGTCCTCCCACGGCTCCCGCTCCGCGCCCTCGGCGCGGAGAAAGCCGGCAACGCGGTAGCGCGTGCGGTTCTGCTCGTCGTCCTTGGGGATGTCGGCGCCGGCCTCGGACGGCGGCGCCGCGGGTGCGGCCGTGCTCATTCGTCTTCCTCGGCGTCAGGGTTCGTCGCACCGGCGTCCGCCGGTGCGGGCTGCTGCGCGGCCGCGGGTGATCGCGGCTTGATCTTCAGCCGCTCCATGATCGCCTCCTCACGGGCGATGTCCTGGGCAACGTCCTCGAAGTCGATCCCCTGCTCCCCCAGGGACAGCGTGCGGCTGCCCATGATGTTGTCCACCGCGGCCGACTGCGCGGTGACGTCGTTTTTGGGATCGACCCACTGCCACCCGCGCCCCTGCCAGCGCACCGGCGGCCGGTCGGCGGGGAACACCGCCTCGGGCACCCTCAGCATCCCCGACGTGCGCGCCCATGGCGCCCACGCCCGCATCACCGGTCGGCAGATGTTCGCGATTTTCCGGCGGTGAGCGACGCGCCACATATCGCGCTCGCTCAGCAGACCGATGCGCCCGGAGCTGAAGGACGTCTGCTTCAGGTCCCCCGTGAGCGTCATGTAGGAGATGAGCATCCCGGCCGCCTCGGCACCGAGCGAGGCGCGGACGAAAGGCTCGTATTCCCCGTTGGGATAGAGCGGATTCCACCCGTTCTCTACGGGCTTCACGCCGACCGGCAGGATCTCCCACGTGCCCGGCTCCGGGTCCATGCTGAACGGCGGCGCGCCGCCCCCCGCCTCCTCCTCGTCCTCGTCGTCGTTCGGGTCCAGGACCGCGCTGGGCTCCTCCTGGAGCAGCCCGATTTTGGACGCGCCGATTCTGGCGTTGACGACGGCCGCCTCCTCGAACGAATCGCGCAGCCGCCCGCGGCGCAGCACGGGGGCCAGCCAGGGCACGCCGCGCGTCTGTCCCACGCGCACGGAGAGGTAGTCATGGATCATCAGGTGCGCGGGCACCCGCACCGGGTCGAAACGCTGCACGCCGTACTGCTGGCGGTCCGTGGGGTGGGTCGGGTGAATCCAGTACGCCACCGGCTTCCCCCACTCGTTCACCTCCACGCCCATGCGGATGGCGTTCTGGATTCGCTGCCCGGCGCTGTTGAAGGCGGCCGGCCGGTTCAGCGTGTGGTCCAGCTGATCCGGGTCGATGACCTGCAGGGCGAAGCCGTAGGGGTTGTCCGCGAAGCCGGGGAGCATGCGGATCAGGATCTCTCCGTCCTGCGGCTCCGTGGTGGCCACGTGCGTCAGCAGCTGCCACCAGTCCATGCGGCCGTCCGCCGTGACCTTGTCCTCCGCCCAGCCGAGCCATGCGGCTTCCACCTCAGCGTTCCAGGCCAGGTCTGCGGCGTCGTCGCCGGTACGGACCTGGGACTGCATGCGGATTCCGCCAGGGCCTACGGTGTTGAGCGCCACCTCGTTCACGAAGCGGCGCCCGTACGGGTCGTTGCGGCAGTGATTCCGCGAGTTTCCACGCAGGGCCGTGAGGTCCCCGCGCAGCTCCTGGTCTGCCGACTGGATCGCGGAGAATGCCCACTCCACGATGCCGTCCCCCATGCGAGCGCCGGCGTATGCGCTGCGGGCCCCGCGCGGCGCCCGGCGCGGCCTTCGCGGGGGGGTCGGCGCGGCAGCGATGTCCGCCGCCATGGCGCGCCGCGCGCCTGCCAGGCTCAGGAGCCTACCTGCCATAGCGCACCTTCACGGTCTGCGTCAGCTTCCCCGTGCGGCGCCGGCGCAAACGCGAGCGTACCTCCGCCAGCATCCGCGCCAGATCGCGCGCAGGGATCTTCGCTACGGCCACACCGTCGATGGTGTAAGTCTCCGCGATGTCGCTGGAGAGGCGCCCGGCCACAGCGGCGGACAGCACGTCGAGCAGCTGCTCATCCGTGCTCAGGGCGGCCGTGGCGTCGCCGGATGCGAAGTTGGGCGTAACGCGCAGCACGCCGGCGTAGACCTCGTGGCGATCGGTCCCGCGGGAGACGTAGCCCGCGAGGCGGAACGTGCCCGCCGTCAGGACGCCGGTGCGGGAGCTGGGGACCGACACGGTCCAGGTATCGCCGTCCACCGTCACCTCAGCCGCCTCCGTCTCCAGGCCAGTGCCGACGGAGGGCCGCGCGTAGTACCGCAGCAGCCAGCCGTCCGCGGCCGGGTAGTCCGGCAGCGTACGGCTCCACGTCCACGTGTCGCCGGCGGCGAGGCGGGTGGGCTCCCGATCGAGGCTCACGACAGCGTGAAGCTGGCGCGGACGGTGTTCGCGGAGCCGGTCGTGGCCTGCGTCCGCTCCAGCTCCAGCACGGCGGCATCGAGCGCGGCGGCGTCCGCCAGGTGCCGCTGGGCCTCCTCGGTGCACCGCGCGGCGCGGGTGCTCGCCGAAGCAGCGCTGTCCATCAGGGTAGCGGCGTCCTGGCGCAGGAACGCGGCGCGCTCCTTCAGGGTGGAGACGGCGGCGGTGTGTGACATCGGGGCCCGGGGCGAGGGGGGGCGCAGGCCGCAAACGCAAAAAGCCTCCGAGCCCGCCGGGGATGGCGGGTTCGGAGGCTTGGCCTCACATGGTCGGGATCAAATATTATCTATGGACGCGCCTCACACAAGACCCTTGATCCCCCTCTGCGCGCTGAATTTCTCACTGGCGTTTTTCGCCAGTGAGCCGCGCGCCGTTTCCCCGGGGAAAGGAATGCGTGCAGTAACTTGCACACGTGCTCGTGCAAGTTGGCGAAACTTGCACAAGTGAGTGTGCAAGTTGGCGCGACGGGTCAGCGAATGCCCCTCGTCGCCCAGCTGCCGGACCGGCCAGGGCCCGGCTTCGCCGGCTTCGCACGCGCCGCCCGCTTCTTCCCCGCTGCGGGCTGATCCGCAACGGGCTCCGCGACAGGGGCCGGGACGGCGTCCTCGGCAGCAACCGACGTCGCCGCGCGCCGGGCGAGGCGGCGGTGCCAGCGCTCCAGGTTCTCATACACAGCAGGGCCCAGCAGCAGGAGCGCGGCGTAGGCGTAGCACATGAGGTCGATGGCCTCCGTGCGCTCGTGGATCGCCTTCCACCGCCACTCGTACCGCCCCTTCGTGTTGCGCTCCTTCACCCGTTTTTCATGGCTGAACTGCTCAAAAAAGTTAGCGTCCATGCCCTCGATGCGGCTGTCCTGTGCGGCGAAATGGATGTATCCGGGGCCCGGTTCGGACTTCAGGAGCCGCGGCAGCATCGTGTCTTTCAGCTGGTGCGTCGCCAGAGTGACCGGCTTGATCCCGAACTTGTTGGGCTTCTCCGGGCGGTGGATCAGCTCCTTTGCGCGGTTGTCGTGGCCATGGATGGCGGACACCGTAGCGGAGGGCCTGTGCTCCCGCGGGCGGACAAACTTCGCGACTGCCTCGGGCTTGTGTCTGCCGTCGCAGCAGACCATGCGGACGCGGATCGTGCCGCCGAGCTCGTGCGTGTATCGCTTGGTGATGATCGACTCAAGCCGCTGCCACACCTCCGCCTGCTCGGGGTCGCCATGGATGCGGGTGTGCAAGATGACGGCGGACTCCTCCCCCGCGCCCCACCCCATCAGCAACACCTCCAGGCGGTCGCCCTGGACGTCCACGCTCGCCGTCAGCAGCGCGACGAATTCGGGCACCTCCGCCGCGAACGCCCGCCGGCGGCCCATCAGGTCCCGGGCGTCGAACTCGATCGCGGCGGGCTTGTACGGCCGGCCGAGCTTCAGGTTCACGAAGGCCCGCATTTTGTCCGGGTGCCCGATGCACTTCACGAACTCCGCGGCCAGGGAGACGGGGTTCTCCCACGGGGTGTAGAGGCACCAGGAATCGAAACTCGCTACGCCGCCCGGGGCGATACAGGCGTCCTCGGGCGTGAGTACGCGCACGTTCCCGTCGATCCCGCCCCAGCGGTGGGCGACCCACCGGTAGCGCTGGATCGCGGCCAGGCGCTCCGCGTCCGTCCACTCGCTGCCGCACAGCTTGCAGAAGTAGGCCGCCGTGTCCGTCAGGTGAACTTTGCGGCCGTTCACCTCCTTCTTTTCCCAATGGATTTGCTCCCACTCCAACTGCTGAAACCCGTCGCAGTGGGGGCAGGGAACCTCGATCTTTCGCTGATCCCCGGCCTCGTACTCTTCGGTGACGGTGCAGCTGCCCTCCTCCGTGGGCGTGGAGGGGATGAAGACCTTCGCGTCCGGGCCGTAGTTCTGCGTGCGCTGTACGGCCTGGGCGAGTGCATCACCCTGGTTGTCCAGGTTGCGCCGCCACTTCGATACTTCGTCCGCCATGATGTAGCGGATGGGCTTGGACGCAAGCTCGTCAGCCGAGCCCGCCCATGCGATGAAGATCGCGCCGCCGGCGAACTGCTTCTCGAACGTGCTGTTCCCGCCGTCCCGCCCCTTCCCGTCCTTGACCTTCTCCCGGAGCGTGGGGCTGGCGCGGATCATCGGCCGCAGCCGCTGCGTGCTGAACGTCTTCGCCGTGCTCTGTGTCGGCTGGACGATGAGGATAGGACCCGGCGAAATGTCCACCGCGCAGCCGATGAAGTTCAGCCCCATGGCCGTCTTCGCGGTCTGGCTGGAGGACCGCCAGACCACGCGCCGGATCCGGACCTGCGGGGAGAGGGCGCGGGCAATGTCACGCGCCCACGGGATCGGGTCGAACTTGTAGAGCCCGGTGACCTTGCTGTCGTCCCGGGTGAGGTATCGCCGCTGCTCCGCCCACTCGTCACAGCGCAGATCGGGGTCCGGCTCGAAGCCGAACCCCGCCGCCTGCAGCAGGTCGGAGACGTCCGTCTCCTGGGGCGCGGCGAAGGCGATCACATCTCTACGGGTTCGGGGAGCGGGTCGCCAAGACCGGGCGTCTCCTTCGCCAGCTGGACGAGGACGCCGCGCATCTCCTCCGTCACGATCTCGGTCTGCTCCGGCGTGAGGTAGAGCCGCAGCGCGAGCCGGTCCACCACGCCCATCAGCTGATCCCGCGCGTTGCGCGCGACTGCAAACCACGCGTCCGTCACTGCCTGGCGGTCAACGCTGGTGCCGCTCTTGATCCGGTATTCGTGCTCCCGGATGTTCGCGAGCGCGACTTCCTTCCGGCGCTCCGCGTCCGCCTTGGACTCGTCGCTGGCGGCCGCGTTGTCGAGCTCGCGTGCGTACTTGTAGCGCGATCCCTCGGCCTCGGTGCGCAGGTGCGCACCATCGTGCGCACCTTCTGCCTTGGTACGCACCGGGGTACGCGTGTTCGCCGCCCATTCGGCGTCGGCGGCGACGGGGTCGATGCGCGTCTCCTTCCCCGAGCCCGTCGCGTGTATCTTCCCTTTCTCTATGGCCTTGCGCACCGCGCCATCGCTGCAGCCGCGGTGCTTCGCGTAGGCGCGAATGGACAGCATTCCGTCATCGGCCATGGTGCGTACCTACCTTTGAAGGTGTCACCCGCGTGAAGCTTCGGACTCGCGCGTCCAC